GAGGTTTTAAAAATGAAAGTAATATATTATACATGCTCTAGCCACCTTTGTTCGGATAAACACCGCACCTTTGACCGCGATGCGACCAAACCTTTTTAACTTCTGGAAACTCCAACTTAAACATTTGCCGAAGATCCCTACAAAAACCCAACACTCCAGAAGTGCCGTTGGGAGCAATCATATCAACAAAAACTAATTTGTCACCTGTTTCTCGCTGAAAAATTTCAGGTCCCCAATAATCTCTTGTTTCAAACTCCTCATCCGTCATCCAAGCCCACGTTACAAACCCTGCACACGATCCACCCTCGTTATGCCAAATCTTATACTGACCACTCTCAATCGCAGGCGATAAACGCCACGAAATAGTGCTACTAGGAAAAGTCGAATACGGTAAACACGTTGTCCATAGATCAACGCAATCTATGAAATCTGCCTGCTTAGACATTAGTAACGGCCTAAACCACCAAATAACGGAACAACACCACCACCCATTAACTGAACAGGCGCACTCCCAACATTCGCGCTATTACCTAACGCACGACCAATCGGTGCAATTTGTGGCTGTGGCTGCATTTGCATCTGTGGACGCATCTGCATTTGCTGACTCTGCAAAAATTTATTTTTTCTAGTGCCTAAAGCCCTTTTGAAATTTGCACGACCAGATGCACTCCCGCCATAGCCATTAATCTGTGTAGACAAATTAGGATTAGGCGCAGGACTAACAGGGGGTTGCCCACCCATCTGAGGTGGCGGTCCACCCATAGGCGCACCCATCATAGGATTTGGCATCGGATTCGTCGGCATCATCGGATTCGGAGCCGAACCACCCATAGGATTTGGCATCGGAGAAGTCGCATTCATCTGAGGCTGTCCCATCGGTTGACCCATCGGCATAGACGTTACAGCTACCATCAAAATATCTCCAAATAAATTTTATCTGTTCGCAGTGTAGCAATAAAATAAAATTTAATCAATCACCTCTAATAATCCATTCCGAATCATGCTCCGCGCAAACGCATCACGGCTATGATAATAATAATTCCCGCAATTCCACTCGCAAAATCCAATCGCAGAATCTCGCATGAAATCACGCTCATTAGAACCAAAATTACCAACACGATCCTGCATCACAGGTACAACCTCCGCAGCCGTCTGAGCATCAAAATCATAATACCTGCCAATCATTAAACGATATCTAGGCATCAACCAAAACATTCGTATAAGGAAAATCACTCGGCGTTAACTCAGGCAAACCTAAAGCATCCTTGTTCCCACTCACACGATGACGCGTCCTAAAAAACCCATCATAATCAGGATACGTCTCCATAAACCTACGCGCATACCAAGCTACATAATTGTTGTTCAACTTAAACATAGATTTCCCATCAACATCAGCCTCATCAGTCTCCCAACGTATTCGCTCAAATATAGCTTGCGCAGAATAATGCGCAAAACCACGACCAATAATCTCAAACGAAAACTTTATAAACAAACCACGCACATGAGGGTGATTGTCGTCAAACTCACTCGCCTTCTCATCAATCTCTTGCTCCCGCGTCTTCACAATATAAACTCCCTTTCCACTCTGCGTGGTAGGGTATGGGAATGTAAGGGACCCGTCAACGGATTTTTTGTAAAAAATTTTTTCGACCCCCCTATGGGACCCGCGGTAAGCAAAAAGGTTTTCACTGGTAATCGTTCGTGCGGAACACTGTGTAGTGTAGTCCGATCTGGCTGTACCCGAAAAGGGGGTGTGCGGGTGTATTTGATCCCGACATCCCGAACAAGTTCCCGATTGCTTAGGGTACCTGCGGGCACAAAAAAGCCCGCGCTGGGCGGGCTGATTTGCTGGTGGTGGTCTGCGCTGTTAGCGCAGTGCCTCCGCTCGGTCTTGCCAATATTCGTATTCTGCATCTGTCATGCGTGCAAATATGGTCGATGGGCCTCGTCTGTTTTCTGGCATCATGCGTGCTTGATTGCCTGTGATGTATTGGGTCAAGACTTCGTAGCGTGTGTGGTCTGTGCCGCTGCCGTATGATTGCCCTTGTGCCTGCTGGGTGTGGGTTACGATTGCTGCCTCTGGCAAGTTGCGTTCTGCAAAGCGGCTGCGCAACTCTGAGACGCGGCGTCTTACGTCTCCCTCACTGCCTCCCATTGCCTCAATGATTTCGCGGGTGGTTGCGCCTCCGTTGTTGTTGCGCATTAAATCATATTGCGGGGCTGATCGGCTATTGGCGCGAAACAATTCGCTTCCGCGTGCTGGCGTTGTGATGGTGCGCTGGCTCGCCTCTTCAACGCGGTCTTTGCGTGTGCTGTAAACGAGGTTTAGCAGTAGGCGGTTCCACTCTTTGGTTTTGTCTGCACTCCAAGTGCATCCGCCTTGGCGAAATTCAATGGTCTTGTTTTCGTTCCAGCATGCATCTGTCAAGTTGATGACATGGTATTTGCCTTGTCCTATGCACGCTCTCAATGCGCTAATGCCTCCAGTGCATGCTTTCAATTGTGAGATTGTGCGGGATGACATGGGCTTGCAATAGTATGCGTCACGTCTGCTGCGCGGTAGAAAGCGGTTGATATTGTTTTCGCCATAACGAATTGCAATGTCTTTGACGGCTATTGCGTCCATTGGATCGGCAAACCATGCGCTGCCTTGCAAATATCCTCGGCTGTTTTGCATGTGGGCAATGCTGGCGTCTGTGAATTGTTCGGCTGTGATGCCGTCTGCAAGTGCGCTGCGGCTGATGTGGACATGGTGTCCAGCTGAACTGATACCGCTTGGACGTGGGGCGTATGCGCCTAGATCGTCGCATACTTGCTGCGCTGCTCTGTAGATTTCCCATGTGCGTGCACAGTCTGCCATTGGTGTAAAGACAAGCTCCCATGTGGAATGATTGCCTTCGTTCTGTGGGATGCTTGGATCGGATACAACTTTAACGGTACCAGCGCCGCATACTGTGCGCAGTGCATTGTTTATGTCTGTGCGTGAAACGTGACGGTTAAAAGCCATTTCCCATTCATTGCCAATTGCGTGTATCATTTTGTTTTTCCTCTTACTAGATTATGCTGCGGTGCAGCGTGATTTGGGGGCATGTCCTTGCCCTTGCCCTATATTCCCATATATTCCCATATGATACAAGAAAAAAGTGACCCAGAAAGTCGTTTAAAATCAATTACTTACACGATTTTTTCTGGCCTATTTTTGGCCTAAGCCGAACAATTGTTCGGGTTATTTCGGTGTTTTGTGTGTGTAGGGGGGAAATAGGGGGGGGTATTGGGGGTTTGGCATAAAAAAAGGCCCGAACCCGAAAGCCCGAACCCCGATACCGAACCCGAAGACCCGATTGTTTATTTCATTGTGTGCGCAAGTGTTGTCATTGCGCTCGTCTTTGGGTTGCCGTTACCGACTAAAAACGTATATGTGCTGACGTTGCAAGCAAGAACACCGAACCTTTTTGCATCATGATACGTTGCAAAGTGTCCCTCTTCTTCTTTGTCTACTGGTTCGCTCGTCCCGTAATATAAAAGCATCCAAGCGCAAAAGTCTTGAAACTGCTTGTCATCCTCGTACTCGAACCCGCTCGTGTCGTCATAAAACAGTGCGGTTGCCCAATGATCGGGTAGCTCCATTGTGATCGTTTCCATCATGCTGCCTCCTCTAATACTTCCATTGCGTGCTCAAGTGCCTCTTGCTCGCTGTCGATTCCGTAACAAGTGAAACAATGGTAATCTACCCACTGCCCACCTACTGGAGTCTGCAAGTTAAATGTTGCAGCCTCGTTCCATTCAATGCGAAGATACTCGCCGTTGTGCTCTACTTCCCAGTGTTTCATTTTACTTCTCCTCTATACTAGACAATCCCACAATATCCCACCTGGTCAGGGATGTCAACAAGAAAAATAAAAAAAGTTTACCGGGATTAAACCGGGACGTTTCCGGGCGCTCCCGGTACAAGTCGAACAATTGTTCGGGTTATGCTGCCGGGAGGTAATTTACTGCCGGGGGTAACGGTTTGGTAACGCTCCGGGTAACGGCCCGGTAACGGTTCGGTAACGAACAATTGTTCGGGTTATATACCCCGGCAAACCGAAGCCCGGACCCGACCCCGGCGATCCTCCCCGGAACCCGAACCCGAACAATTTGTCGGGTTATTGCCCCGGAGAGTTGTCCCCGGCCCGACTTCGTGCGAAAATGCGTGTGTGTTCTGAGAGGCGCTGAGAGGCCCGATGAGTAACCCGAACAATTTTGAGCACCCCGAACCCGAAACCCGACACAACCCCACCTGACGGCCCGATTCTGGGGCGCTGCGGCCCCGCCCCGACCCCCGCACGGTGCGCAACCGTTATCCTGCGGCTTCGCCGCTACAATCCGTTATAGGGATTTGTTCGGATTCTGTGGGATTTTCTGTTGGTGTTACGTCGATCATTCTATTTTTAGCACGATCCATAAATTCTTGGAGTTGTTCGACGATTTGTTCTCTACTGAGGTTGTCAACGTGTTCATGTGTTACATGGCTACGGGCGACCATTAGGCCAGTGACCTTTAGGCGTAGCTCCTCGGCCTTGATTGCTGCACCGAAGTTCCCTGCCTGCCATGCTTCATCTCTGAGGCGTTGCATATCCCGAACAGATTTGGTTACAGACACTCCGTATTTGCTTTCGAGTTCCTGCCGCATTTCTTCCATGCGTTCTTTGACTCGCGGATGATTGAGAAGCTGCACGGCTGAGACGTTCGGGTTTTTGTATCCTGCTGCTCGTGCTGCTGCGGTTTGCGTCATGTCTTTATGGATGTAGTTATCCAGAAACTTCTGCTGCGGTGGGGTAAGTCGTTTTTCCCCTTTGGCTATTTGTTCACCGACTTTTGGCATTTGCTGTGCAACCCGAATAATTTATCGTGCTTTGAGGATACCGCTGCTGCGGCTACGGCGCAAGCCCAAAAGCACCCAAGAGATCCCACACCTAAAACGAACAGTACGCGGCGCGTTAAAAGTAATAGTTGGGGGATTTGTATATCCCCCCCTATAGGGGGTAGGGTTTTTACTGTAAATAAACCTTTGATTTTAAACAACAATTTACAGTAAATCAGCAAATTGACCGTAAATACTGTAAAACCTTAAACCGTTGATTTTATTGTTGAATTTACAGTATTACGGTAAACGGTAAAAAATACTGTAAAATCGTTTACCGTAAATTATCGTTTAAAATCAATGGTCCAAAAAAAGATAAAAAAACTTATCTTTATATGTTGACATGCGTATATGGTGTGGGTATATATGGTCCTGTCTAGTATGAAAGGAAAAAAGCTATGGCACACGCAGAAATCAAAAACCGCATCACCCGCGACCTTGACGGCGTTTGGGCTTCGGACAGCAACCACGTTACGCGGCGCATGTTTCGTTGTTGGTTGGACGGCTCTTATTTGGGCGAGCATCACTACCGTTCAAACATTGCTGATTTGAAGGCGATTATTAACGGTGGTGAGAGAGGTTGGCGCAAGCGGTTGAACCGTTGGACTATCAATCAATTTGTTCGCTTTACGGCGCATGATGCGCAGTGTTCGAACGGTTATGCTCAGAAGTGCATTGTTGATTATTTCAAGACCATTGATGTCACGAAAGGCTTTCAGCCGCCTTACCCTGATTACAAGCATTTTTTGCGTGTTTTCACAGATGAGCTTGCAGATGATGCTTGTGACTTGATTGAGGATTATATCAAGGAAGCCGAACAAGAGTGGCGCAAAGTTGCATAAGGTTTGGGGGCTTCGGCCCCCATTCTTAAACCGAACAAAAGGAGGATGAAGATGCTAAAACTGATTAGCGAAGAAACTTCAAAAGGGAGTGATAACATCACCCAAAAAATCGAAAAGGGGGTTCCTATCCCCATGAAGCACACCCACGGCAAGTGGGTTACTTTAGCGCGTGAAATGGAAGTTGGTGACAGCGTTGTCATTGACACTGAGCATCACGCAATTTCCTTACGGGCTGCAATCAAGCGCATCCATAAAGGGAAAACCGCGGTTAGAATTCGAGACGACAACAAATCGTGGCGAGTTTGGCGCACAAAATAACGGTGGGGGCGCAATGCCCCCATTTTCTAGCAAAGGAGAAGATATGTATTATCTAGCATATGGAATGAATACGAACCGCGCTGCTATGGCGGCGAGATGCCCGAAGGCCAAGCCTATGGGCGGCTTTTACTTACCTGATCACCGCTTGGTTTTTCGCGGTGTTGCTGATTTTCGGCATGATATTGACATGGTTTTACCTGTCGTTGCGTGGGAAATTACGCATGATTGTTTGCGAGCGTTGGACAAGTTGGAGGGTTATCCGACTTTATATGATCGGCGCAAGGTCAATAACGAGTGGTTGATTTATGACATGAACGGCAACAAGGGTGATTTGGGCCAGCCGAGCAAATACTATTATGACATGATTTCCGAAGGGTATCGGGATTTTGGTCTTGATGATTGGTATTTACGAGCGGCGGCAAAAGATGCGGAGCTTGCAGCGTGATGGACTGGGGAGACTGGCAAGATTGGTTAATCGGAGCGGCTTCTGTTGCTCTGGTTTTACTTTGGATTTTATCTGTATCAATGGAGTGGATGTGATGATTAAAGACAGTGAAATTCCGAACGAGGCGCTTGATATTTTGCGTCCGTATTGCGATAGTGACGACGAGGCGAAGGATGCTTTTAAGAAGTTGTTCGCCTTGTGGAGTGATTACCAACAAGAGAAGTACGAAACCGAATAGGTTTTTTCTCGCGTCCTGAGTATGACGCAAAAAGGCTCACGATTCACCCGCGGTTTTTCGCGGGTTTTTTTTGTGCTGCTGAGATAAACCGAACATTTGACGGGGTTATGTAGGCGCAAAACTCGACCAGTTTTTTTTGCACTAACTCTGCATTTTTCTGTTGCGTCCCAAGTATTCCCATGCTATAGATTAGGAACAGAAAGGATGCATGTCTGGTCCTTTCTGCCTCAATACTAGACTCGCCCCCGATGCATGTCCTTTTAGCGTCGGGGGCTTTTTTTATTCCCCCGACATAAATTTTCTTATTGACAATTTATTTTATGTGGGATAATGTGGGGCATGTCTAGCATTTAGAGGAGTTATTATGAAACGCTATACAATTGAAGAAGTTAACATGATTTTAAACATGACGAGCAAGGGCATTAGCCCGATGGATATTGCGGCGAAGTTGGGCCGTGATCCTACGGCTTTGAATGTTAAGTTGCACAACATGCGCAAGCAGTTGGGGCAGGCTGGTCCGAGTGGTCCGAAGTCAAAGCTAACACCTGAACAGCAGTTGGTTGAGTTGTTGGATGTTCCTGACGCGGAGTTTAATCGCATTAAGTGGACGGCGTTGGGCTTTACGCTTGGCGCGGTATTGGTTGGGGTTGTGATGTCATGGGCGTGATTGTTTGCCCCGATTGTGATGGGGAGGGGCGGGTTGAGTATGACCTGCCCCGACCTCATGGTTTTCACCGCGATATTGGT